TAGGTATGTAGATTTTGCTAGAGAAATACTAAGAAAGGCACAAGAGAAATGAACAATGAACCAGTAGCGTATGGAAAGTATTTAGAAGAACATGATTATTGGGTAACGGCAAGCGGTATTATTCCAGGCCCAAAAGAAGGTTATGTTCCACTCTACACCCATCCAGCAAGTTTAGTAGATTGGTCTTATCAACAGGGATATCAAGTAGGGAAAGAAACCCATCTAGCAAAGACACTAACAGATGAGGAAATAGAGGAAGTGTTTAGAACTGTGGAGCAAGACTTTGCTTTAACAGAATCTAAAAAATCCGATGGTGGTTGGAGAAACTTTCCTGTTGAATTGGGCAGAGCAATACTAAGAAAGGCACAAGAAAAATGACCACCTTCACCACACAAGACCGGCAAGATGCGCAACGTGCGCCTTTAACCGATCAAGAGCTACTTAAAATGGCGGCAGACCGCTTTCATTACACCGAGTACAAACTGGCAATCGAGTTCGCCCGCGCCATCGAACGCGCCCACGGAATAGGAGAATAGGATGAAAAACCCATTTAAAAAAGAGAAAGAAGTCAAAACATACACCACAAAATATGTAGTGTATTTCAATCAACCCAAAGAAGGATGGTTGGCCAATTCATACGTCATGCACGGCACATGGCAAGCTACTGAGTTTGACTCACTGCACAAAGCCCGCGAGTTTGCCCAAAGCCAAGCCAAGTATTTTCAGTGTTATGTTGGTGAAGTGACACCGTTATTTAAGTATACTAATGAAACTGTTGAAGAGGCGCTATGATTGACATAGGAATAGCAATGTTGATAGGCTTCATGGCCGGCCTATTCATCAAACCAAAAGACAAAGACCTAGCGGAGCAAAAAGAAATCTACGACAAGAAGATAATTCAGTACGAGATTGACATTGCTTATTACAAAGAACTGTGCAAATGGCACGTGGATAGAGCAAATGAAAAAGCCACTAAGTCTACTTGACATACATGCAACATTTATTGAGCTATCAGCATCAGAATTAAACAACAAACACATTCCGTTCTTCGTCAAGTTTGCAAGGGCAATAGAACGTCAACACAACATAGGAAACAAAATGGCAACAAAGATTAAAGTAGTAGAACCAGCAATTAAAACTAAGTCTGGCAAAGTAATTAAAGACACACCGGCGTACTCACACAAAGAGATTGAAGAGAAAGCCAAAGTTAAAAAAGACAAACGAGGCTTTTTATTATCCACTGGCGAGTTTGCAGACCGTAAGAAAGCTGCTAAAATAGCCAAAGCTGCGGGAGAAGTTAAAAACCCAGGCAAAAAATTACACAGCCATGAACTACGTGAAGGACTGGGGATTAAAAAAGCAAAATGACTAACCACGACGGAGAAAAAAGCGATGCGCCAAAAGCAATCAACAACCAAGAACAGTTCGACAAAACCGAAGACATCGACCCTGAAATCAAAACCGAAGACATCCTCGCAACCATACCTTTCGGGCGCTGATGATATTCAGTTCACAATGATGCATGCAATGGATCACAACGACGGCTCGGCAACATACAACTTGGATATGAACGAATACACCACTGGCAAGTTAATTGAGATCGGTGTCATTGCGTTACTTAAAGAACACATTGAACAAGAGAAAGCCAAAAAACCTTCTGTTTTTCAACGATTAAAGAAACTTTTTAAATGAAAAAAAAACTTGATTACTACATTGCGGATACAGGATTTTTTGGAGCTAAAGTGCGCATTTGTTTTTCAGACAATGCGTTTCAACAAGCCCTTAAAGACGCTAAAATTACCACTCGGCACAATGCCCTTGATTTAGGTATTGCTGAATCACATTATATCCAGCAAGAAGGAACCCAATACTTTTTGTTGGCGATTGCATTTAATTTTGAGGACATGGCTAAAGAAGATGCATTAGAACGCATGGGCACAATTTACCATGAAGTATCTCATACAGTCACTCATATTTTTCAGCATGTTGGAGAAGATGACACTAAAATTGGTGATGAAACCCGCTCATATTTGGGCGAACATTTATTTAAACAAGTATTTGCAGCTTATGCCACAGAGGAAGATAAACGTGAGCGTCTTGGAAAAAGAGATCGAAAGTCATCTAAACAAATTAATCAAGAAGTCATCGGGGCTCTCATTCAAATGGCAGAGCAGCGTGACGGGGGTGCCGGATCGGATAGTGTTTCTAAACCAAAAAGTACACCTCGTAGAACTAAAAACAGCAACAGGGAAGCTGAGTCCGAGACAAGAACTGGTTTTTGATGAACTGGGTGAACAGGGCTTTCCTGTTCATATTCTAAGATCTAAAGAAGACGTTGAGGATTTCATTAATGCAGCGATTAAACCCTAAAACAAACAAACCTTTTGAACGCGGAGATGTTCGAGAAGATGGACATGTTTTTTGGCAATATAGAAACCATGTTAAACGCAACGGTTTCTTTTCAGAAATTTGGACACATCCCGAAAGAATACCTAAAAAACGTTCCGCAAAAAATTACGCAAGTCCTACAGGAAGGGCTTATACTCTTTTAAATGGCGCAAAAGAAAGAGCTAAAAGAAAAAATTTAGAATTCAATTTACCTGTAAATATAATTATAGAAGCTATTGAAAAAGGTTATTGTGAATTAACGGGTTTAAAATTTGATATGAATAGAGTTGCAAATACACAAGTAAACCCATATTCCCCATCAATTGACAGAAAAGATAGTACCAAAGGCTATACCAAAGAAAATGTTAGAATTGTTTTAAGCGCAGTAAATTCTGCATTAGGTGAATTTGGTGACAAAATAATTTTACCTATTTTAAAAAAAATGGTGGAAGCCATAGAAAAAAATGCTAACTAGAAGTAATCTGCACCCGTATCAAAAGGAGCTTATATCAAAAGCAAAGACAATCCCAAACCTTGGGCTGTTTCTCCCCCCTGGCCTAGGAAAGACTACGACCACACTTACAATCATAGCCGAACAGTTCAGTGGGAAGACGTTAATCATTGCGCCCAAACGAGTAGCGGAGACAGTATGGCATACCGAAGTGCAGAAATGGTCGCACTTGAAACATTTACGCGTGTCCAAGATTATGGGAACCCCGAGCCAGAGATTATCCGGCTTGAATTTGGACGCAGATATTTATCTGGTGAACCTTGAAAACGTGGCTTGGCTTTGTGAGCTTTCATCTAAGTTAGTGTTCACTAACTTAGTAATTGACGAGTCCAGTCGGTTTAAAGATGCATCAACCAAACGCTTTAAGGCGCTTAAGAAGCATTTAAAGGGCTTCTCACGGCGTATCATCCTTACAGGTACACCTACCCCTCAAGGATTGTCTGATCTGTGGTCACAGGTCGGTATTTTGGATTTGGGGCAGCGCTTAGAGACTAGCTTAACCCGCTTTAGAGAGAAGTATTTACAACCCGATCAATTTAACAGACACACACGTGTTGTGTATAGTTGGAAACTAAAAAATGGCGCAGATAAAATTATTCAAAATAAGGTTTCAGATATTTGTTTTAGTCTTAAAGCTGAGGATTATTTGCAGTTGCCTGCGCTTACAAACCTATACCACAAAGTTGAAATTGACCCACAAGTAAGAAAGCAATATGACGAACTTAAAAAAGACATGGTTGTGGACATCAAGAAAGAAAAGATCACTGCTCCAACCGCAGCGGCGTTGGCGAACAAGCTGCTTCAGTTCACATCGGGAGCGGTCTATAACGAAGAAGGAGAGACTCAAGAAGTACACAATTCTAAACTGGAATACCTTGAGTCGATCATGGAAGAGTCCTCCTCCCCAACGCTTGTTTTCTACCACTTCAAGCACAGTTTGCAAAGGCTTCGGAAGACTTTCCCGTACGCCGTGGTCTTGGACGATGACAACATTGAAGCGTGGCGTAGTGGCAAGATTCGTATGCTTCTCGCACACCCACAGTCAGGGGGCATCGGGATTAATCTCCAGTGCAACGTTGGAGAGACAGCACAAACCGTCTGGTATGACTTACCGTGGAGCTCAGAGAACTACATCCAAGCCAACGCTAGGATTTACCGCCAAGGGCAAGAAAAACCAGTTATCGTACACCATCTAGTTGTGTATAATAGTATAGATGAACGAGTAGTCCAAGTATTAGAGGGCAAAATAAATTTGCAAGAAGCCCTTTTGAATGACCTAAATTGCGTATTAGTATAACTATGAAAAAAATAAAAGCCGCAACTCCCCGTTTGTCGGATGAGGAATTAGACCCGATTGAACAGGATGATATGGATGGCATTCCAGTGGATGTAATTGATCCGTTTCTCCCTTGGAATCAAGAAGATATATTGGATATAAAACGTTTAATATATGAGCACATGCCAGAAAAGCAACGGGAGGTGCTGCATGCTTTTTTAGAGGGTTTGATGTATACTGATTTAAATGTAACAGAAAAATATTGGCGCTATCATTTTGAAAAAGGTGTGGCATTTATTAAAAAGGAGCTTGGATTATGAGCACATTCATTGTAGAGCACGAATACAAGGGCTACCCCATGTTTGAAACCATAACAGGGGTAGAAGATATTGACACATCTTTGTTTGATAAAATTCTTACTATGTGGGTGTGTGATACTCCCGAAGAAATTGATGCAGTTGAAAGCGAATTGAGGAGAAAGCATGCAAGATCCGGTCAATAGTCCAAAACATTACACCAGTCATCCTAGTGGAATAGATTGCATTCAAATTACCGAACACATGAGTTTTAACCTTGGCAACGCGCTTAAGTATATTTGGCGTTGTGATTTAAAATTAGACTCAGTAGAAGACTTACGTAAGGCACGTTGGTATATCGACCGCGAGATTGCTAAACGCACTAAGCTAGACGGTGCAGATCCGGAGTGTGGTAAATGAATTCAGTAATTTTTGTATCAATTATTTGTATTGGAAGTACTTGTAACTTTTTCACCAGCAACAAGCCCGTAACAGAAACACAATGCCAAGAAATAAAGCAACAATTCTTGAAATTACCCTTTAAGCCCGAAGTAACCTTGGCTGCAGCGCAGTGCATGGAATTTAACGAAGGATACAAAATATGATTTTAGAAATTGACGATGACATGGTGGACACAATAATCCAAGCTGCTTTGGTTAAAGATTATGTCTACTTAACTAACGACTTAAAAGTGCATAGTAAAAACAATGACTATCTGCACGAAGATGACGTACTAGCCTACGAAGAAACCGCTGGCGCAATCCTTGCGCTTAGTAAGTGGTATTTTGTTCAGGGTGCGTTTGATAAAGCTGTCAAGGCAGCAAGGAAAAAGAAATGAACCCACACATTGATTTAGAATCCGCCATCATGTTGGCTTGGCAAACTAGTGATGATATTGATTTGCTGTATAAACATCATGGCGACGCACCCAGACCAATGACTGAAGATGAAGTAGCAACCGCATTGCTTGGAATTAAAGCTTTGCATGACATGCGCATGGAAAAATTAATGGATACGTACTGCCGCAAAATGGAACTAAACCAATATTGCACAGACCCAGTAAAACTAGCAGCAAGAGAAACAACATTTCCAATTAAAAAAAGTAAAAATAAATGACTGAACAACAACCCAAAGACCCATTAGATAACGAGATTATTAACTTCTCCTTTACAGTGGCACAAGTAAACGGATTGCTACAAATCTTAGCCAATACGCCTTATGTAGCATCTGCACCGCTAATTGGTTTGATTAATATGCAAGGAGAGCCGCAGTTTAGGGCGGCAATTGCACGATTAGAAAAGGCTAAAAATGAACCTACGCCAGCTGCTTAAACAAGCCGGTATCAGTAATGATATCGTTAAAGAAGTAGAGCGCAAAGCCAAAAAAACTTCTGAACAAATGGAACAAGAGCACCAAGAAAAAGCCCTTGCACTAACCAAAATGATGATTAATGATGCGTTGCGCTACCGCAAAGAGCACGGCCCCAAAAAGGCTGCCGAAGAACAACTTCGTACCATTGTCCTTCCTGACGAAAAGTAGGGCGGTTTTTCCACAAAAAGCGTATTAGTAGATATAGAACACGTCGGGAGACGTTTTCTCGGGCTGGGGATACTCGGCTATCTACTCTGGCCGTAAAGAAGGCCAAAGGTTGCCAGCGCACCTTCATAGAACACTGGCACTTTATACACATCATACACACAGGAGATTTACCATGGTTTCACCATTTGAAATGCGTTTTAACGTATTTAATGTAGCAAAAGAAGTACTTGAGGAACAGTACAAATCAAACCTAGCAAGCTGGGAATTGATGAATAAAGCATCCAAAAACGTAGAAGAACTCGCACCACGCTATCCAACAGTATCGGAAATTTTGGAAAAAGCGATCGAGATCAACAAATTTATCAGCGATTCTACAGAACGCGAACTGGTTAAAGCAGTTAAACGCGCATCTGGAGTATCTGTAATATTCTAAAGTAGTAACGCCGCGAACGGACTGGCCAGTCCTGTTTGATACCAACTTATCAAACTAGCGGCACCTATTCAACTAGTTGGAGTTAAAATGAGAAAATGTAGTAATTGCAAAGTGGAAAAACCACTTACAGAATTTAATAAAAACAAAGCAAACAAAAGTGGCGTATCAAGCTATTGTAAACTTTGTTTAAAAATACACAAAGCTAAGTATTACGAAAGAAATAAATCGATTATACTTGCAAAAGCAAAACAAGCGCATTTAAAAAGTCCTGAAAAATCAAGAAAAAGATCTGCTGACTGGCGATTAAAAAACCCAAATAAAGTTGCGCAGAATAGATTAAAAAAGTACGGAATAGATTTAGAAACTAAAAACAAAATGCTGCAACAACAAAACAACTGTTGTGCAATTTGTAACAACAAAATAAAAGGTCAAATAAACATTGACCATTGTCATGCAACTGGAAAAGTAAGAGAAATCCTATGTAGTCCCTGTAATTTTTTACTGGGCAATTGCAACGACAATCCAAATATTCTTAAAAACGCAATTGATTACTTAGAAAAATATAATGGCAACTAAACCCGGTTTGTACGCAAACATCCACGCTAAACAAGAGCGCATCAAGGCTGGCTCAGGCGAGAAGATGCGCAAGCCGGGCGCCAAAGGTG